ATATTTCGACATAAGTTAGCCCTGTAAAGCAAAGAAAAAACTTCCGTTTTAGCGGAAGTCTCTCTTATTATATACTATTATAAGTGTGTTTTAGCAGAAGTACTATTTATTTATAACTCAATTTTTCAAAAGTAATAAAGTCATTAATTTGTTTTTGTGCACTATCAAGTAAGGTGTCAAACTCTTCTTTAGATACTTTAGCTTCACATAAATACTTAATTACTTCATATAGGCTATCAGTTTCACAAACAACTTTTAGCTTATAGTTAGTTGTTATGTCATTGTCCCATTCGCCACCATATCGCCAAGAAGTGATATACCAAAATTTTCTTTTCTTCTCTATAGACTCTTGATAATGTCCAGCTCCCCAGGTTTCGCAGCCATAAATTGTAGGAATATAAATATTAAACTTTTTATTTTGTTTAGTAATTAAATATGTCATAATTATTCTTGAACAAGCCCAGCACGAACCATATCTTTATATTTACACTTGCACTTAATGAGGTGGTGCTTTTTGTCATAAAGTTGAATATCACGAGGTATTAAAACTAAGCCTTCCATTTCATGCTTTCCGCCGTTAAGTGTGGACATATGATGTTCAGCAACATAAACTTTAGCTTCATCAAGAGTTCCTTCAAAAACAACTGGAACAGAAGGTAAACCAAGCTTAGTAGCGACATCAGTAGTGTTCTTTCTGTCAAGGTCCCAGCCATCAATTTGAACATCAAAGACAATGAAAGAAACATCAGTCCCATTTTTTACATAATCACCGCCTGACTTTTGGATTCCAGCACCAAAACCTTCACCAAAAATATAGGCTTCAGATTCACCAAAGACTTGCTCAAAAATATATTCCATTTCTGGAACTTTGAACACAGACTCTAAATAAGCTTGAAGTTTTGGTGGGATTTGTGCCTTGTCAGTATGACCTGCAATTTCAATGTCATGACCGTCCCAATGAACACGAATATTAGTTCCGTCAATTTTTTCAGTACCTTGCCAGATAATATTCTTTAAAGTTTCATAAGGTTCATTTAAACCAACAATAGTTCTAAACTTTTCATCGAACTTAAATACATTTCCAATTTTTTGATATTCTTTTTCCATAAGTTAATTCCTCAACTTTCTATAATTATTATACAACAAAAAAGGAGCTTTATAAATCCTTTTTTTAATTTTCTGCATATTTCCAATGATAGCCGCCAGCTGTATGTGTTGGGTTTCTACAGCAACTTAAAATTCTAGTCTTATTGACTTTATATTTCAGTGCTAATTCATTTAAATAATAAGAGATTTCGCCTGTCTCAACACACATGATTAAATGAGCACTTTTTCTTTTTTGTTTTACTTTTGGCTGCCAGTTTTCATTATATTCGTCTACATACGCAAAATGATATTTATTATCTACTAGCCCATGTGATTTAATAGCTGGGCAAACTGACTTAACTGTATAGCCCATCTCAGCTTCTAAATCTTTAAAAGTTTCAAAAACTTTACCAGTTTCAATACAAATAATTTGACGACTTCTATTTTTAACTACGCCTAAAATTTGAGCATGACTCTTAATACTCTGTTTACTTTGTTCTGGAAAAAACTTACAAAAATCGTCTAATGACATTTTTGAATAGTTTTCTAAAAATACTCTATCTTGTTCTGGAGTCCAGACTGTTCCTCTGCCTGGAGCCACTAAATGTAAATCTTCAGTAGCATGCTTACAAATATTACCAATAGTTTTTTCAGGAATACGCCAAGCCATTTTTCTACCTTCAATTGGATACCAAGTTTTAATTAATTCATCTTGCTCTGCAGACCAAGCCGGTTTTTTATATTTGCCTAAAAAATGTGCTCTTGCTTCAACAACTTCTTGTGTTCTATGCTGTGATCCTACTGCATCTGGATGAAGCTTTTTCCACATAGTATTAATACGTTTAACACAGCCACGGCCACCTTCATCTTCAAAATAATTATTAATAACTTCATCTTCCCAAGCATCGAATTGCCTACATGTGTAAGCTTGTAATTGTCTGAGTCTTTTAACAATATCTTGGCAATAGTCTTGAATAATAATTTGTTCAGATTTTTTTTCTTGAAGTTTTCTTAATGCTTTAATAATATTTTTATCTAAGCTTGGTTGCAAATTTTTATTTCTTTGTCTATCTTTAATATTATTAATATTATTAACTAAATCAAAAACAACAATCCCAGGATCTTTATCATTTGTTTTAAGAAGAATTGCTCTACCAAGCTGTTGTTCAAAAACAGAATTAGCTTCAGTTCTTCTAAACATAATAATAGTATTAACTTTATAATGTGCTCCTTCTGAAATCATATCAATAGCTGCTACATAACCTTCATCAGTATCTTTGAACCATTGTCGAGTTTCTTCAATTGTTTTATTATCTAAATCACTATGTAATGGTTTAATTTTATCTGCCATTTCTGGAAAGGCTGTTTTAACTAATTGAATTGCTTCTGGCACGACTTCAATATCTCTACAATAAATAATACCTTTACGCTTACCAGGCTTCATATGTTTTCTTAGAATCTCAACAGCAGTTGGAGTATTATTTAATTCAATATCTAGCTGACCTCTAAGTTTATTATATTCTGGGTCTTCTGTTTTACTTGCATAACCAAGGTCTTTTAAGTCTTCAGTAATGCCATCTGTATCATAAATAGCTGTAATATAATCAAAATGCCAAATACTTTCATCTTCTAAAGCATCTGGAATTGTTCTACCAATAACTGTACAGTCTTTAAAAATTGTTTCACTTAAAATAATACCATCAGTTCTTTTTTGAGTAGCAGTTAAACCTAAGACTTTAATACCAGCATCAAATAATTTTTGAGCTGCAGTTCCCCAAACTAAGGCACCTTTACCTGAATCTAAATCATGACCAATATGATGAGCCTCATCTAAGATTGCTAATCCATAATCTGAAAAAACTAATTTATTATTTTCAATATCACTAGCTAACCCTTGATAAGTTTTAACATCTTCATTAGGTAATCTATCTTGCCAATCATTTTTAATTAAATTATTAGGACCAACAATAAGAATTTTTTTAGAAATATTATGAGAATTAATATAACGTTGTGGAATGCTGCTTTTACCTAAACCTGTTCCTAAAACAGCACAAGCACAACCTTTTGTATCTAGATTTTTTTCAACTTCTAAATATAATGGTTCATTTTTAATAACTAAAATATCAATAAGAGCTGTAAGCTCATTATATTCTTCAAGTAATAAATCAAAAACCTTCTCATTACCATCAAGTGCTTCATAGTATTCATCATCCCAGTCAGCTTTTTTATAACCATATTTATAATAGCTAATAATTGCTGGAATAATATAAAAGCATGGGCCATCTAAACCTAAGTTTTTAGTAATTGCAGTTTCACGGCCGATCATAATATGAAGAAGTAAATGTTCTAAATAATCACAATATGTTAAAAATTCTGGAGCTTGATACTCTGGAAATGCTTTTCGATTATCAGTATGACTTAAAGATGGAATTTCATTTTCTTTATCATGATGAATAAATAAACCTCTTTTATGGTTTTTCTTATTTCCATATCTATAAAGCACTTTACCATATTTCTGCTTTAAATAAGCTAAGTATTCTTTATAAGTAAAGTTTTTAACTTTTAAGTATTCTTGTAATGTCATAGTAAGCTACCTCTTTTCTTATCTTCAATATTATTATAACGCGGAATTAAAAAAAAGTAAATAGTTTTTTTATTTACTTTTCATCGAACTTAAATACATTACCAATCTTTTGATATTCCTTTTCCATAGTTATTAGCCTCAACTTTCTATATATATTATATCATATTTATTTATATTTGTAAATAGTTATTCTTCAAAAATTAATCTTTCTTTAATCTTAATAATCTTAAAATACTTGTGTTCAATACAATAGTCCCAAGCACTAGTATCTTGCCAGCCATTTAGCGCGCTAAGCCCATTAAAGTCAGCTTCTTTTAGTAATGATTCTAAGGTATAAATTTCATTCCACCAAGGTTCGACTTTATTTTTAAGCCATTCACTTTCTTTATGTTTGGGTAACCAATAACGCCAGTGTTGTAAATGTCCGGGCACTTCTTTTCTTAAAACTTTTAAACTATTATATTGTCTGATTTTAGCTTTTTTCTTATCAATTTCATCTAAGCGTCTAAAATTAACATCATTTGCTGGGTATGTTTTAATATCACATAAAATATACTTATCAAATAAAACAAGTCCATAAGTTATTTTTTCTCTAATAATGGTTTCCATACTTATACCTCGCATTTATATTATACTACAAAAAAAGAAACTTGTAAATACTTTTTTACAAATTTCTTTATTTAATTAACCATTTTATATTTTGTGAGTATCTTCCAGCTATAAGCTTCAATTTCATTACTTATAGCCTTCTAATATTTTTATTGCCATTTTACATTTTTTGGCTTGTTTGTCTTGAACCATTCCTCAGCCTTGTCGGGGTCTAGCACAAGTTCTTTAATAATTTTGTCTAAGTCGTAACCAATAGACTCTAATGTTTGAATCCTATTATCTTCTAGCTTGTCAATAAGACTTGCATCAGCAACATATTCTTTTTCAATAGTTGTGCAAACATTTCCGCCAGAATAATAAAATTTAAAGCTTCTGGTTTTGAATCCGCTCTGACTTCTAGCTAAGAGCTCATGAACTGTAAAAAGGATGCAGTGATATGGGCTGTCATAATCGCTTTTTCATTCAATATAGACTTCGCCTTCTTTGAAAAGTTCCTTAACTTTGTCTTTTATATTCTGTCTTTCAATGGCAATTTTCTTGTCTTCTAACTCTCACTTCTTATTTTCCATAGCTTCAATCTGAGCTGCGAGGCTTTTGATCTCTTTGTCTAGTTCTTGAATATTATCCATCTTTCCTCCCCTCTTAACTTTATTATAATAGCTTAACTTATAGTTAATACCTAAAAGAATAGTTTGCTAATCGTCCGTTTTTATCTATTTGAAAATCAACGCTTCTCAATAATGGGTCTTCTTTTCAATTTTGCAAATCATTTTTTAACAAGGAGCAACCAACAAATATAACATATAATATTCTTAATAGTGCTCGGTCTACTTTATTCAATGATTTGTCGGTAAGTCCAGCATCATTGTCTAGATGTTTTAGATACATGTAATTATTTGTATCTTCTTGAAAAAGCATAGGTAGCTCGAATGAGAACTCAGCTAAAAGTGTTCTTTCAGTTGCTGGTTCTGTATAGTTAATAATAATTATAAAATCATTATTACGCTGTCATTGGTTTTCATGATGAAAGCCTAATAAGCGTTTTCTGCTAAAAAGTATTTCAGCATTACTTGCTACCTTTTCCTTCAATTCATCGACTTCTTGTTGTAAATATGTGCCCATAATTTTATTATACTATTATAATTTAGCAAATAAATCAGAAAAGTGACTATTTGGCCAACTATTAATTTAGCAAAATAAAAAAAACAGCAACATATCAGGAGGAAGTAATAAGTTGCTGTTGAAGGAAGGATCGCTAAGTTTTACCTTAGCATTACTATTAATTTAGAGCTTATTCAGCTCCTATAATATTATACAATAAAAAATATGGCTATCTTAGAGAAAATAAAAAATAATCTCAATAGCTATTTTAAGTATTTATTAATAGCCTGCTTTTAATAATTTTTTATAAAATAAAAACTTCTTTAATCTTGATGTCTTTTAATGATTGCACTAACACCAAAACTAAAGAAGTAATATTATATATAAACTTTTCAGCTTGTATATAATTTAGTAAATATTTTAGCCCCAGAATTTAGAGGCTAATTACCAGCAACGTCTAATGAAGTTAGAGAACAAATCTAGTAAATCATCACTGATACTTGTAACAGGATAATCAGTTTGACTACTTGTATAAGTTACAACATTATCACCGTCTTTTAAGGTAATATGATACCCTTCTGGATGAGCTTTTTGGAAGGCTTTGAGTTTAGTATCATAGTCAGATTCAGCTTTTTCTAAAGCTTCTGTTGAATCTTTTAAGCTGGCCTCGAATTCATCTTTAGCTTTTCTTAAAGCTCCATTGTAGGCTTTTCTTGCCTCAATAAGTTTTTCATTATAATCTTTTCTTGCGGCATTTCTCGCCTTGAAAGCATCTTCAACTTCTGAGGATTCTTTCTTAACTAAAGCCTTAGCTTCTTCTTTTTTTGCCTTTTCTTCGGCATCTGCTTTTTCAGCAGCTTCTAATTCTTTTTCTGTCTCGAAAATCTTATCGAGCACATCACTGTAATACTTCATTTTTAATATCTCCTAATTCTATTTAGTTATTTAGTGCTCTCCACCAGTTCTATCAGGCTCTTGAGCACTTCTATTAAAATGAGTTCGCATCAAGTACTAAGCTGGGGCTTATCTCCTTAATGCTTTTTGTTCGCTCGTTATAATATACAATATTTATTTTTTAATTTCTTCTTCGATAAATGTTAATGGTCCACCGTGTGATTTTAGTTCGTTTTCACATCTATCGCAAATCCAACCAAAGTCAACCTCATGTCTCATCTCGGATTCTGCATAGACTTCTCCACACCAACCGCAGTGATGTAAAGTATCGTGGCTATCTAAACAGTTACCATCTTCATCACAGTTATATTCTTCTTGTTCTTCAGGTGTAAAAACTTCAGGCTCATCAGCTTTATTACCAAGACCTTCAGATAATTTACAACTTTCAACAAAATCTTTATCTGGGTAAGCAACATAAACTGTTCCGGCGCTCTTATATTGTGCTTTGAACTTCTTAGTTTCATCGCTTACATTATTACAAACAATTGGATCATCTAAAGCAAAGAATTTTCCACCATAAGATTTATTAGTATAGCCATAAATAACTGGTTTATTGTAGGCTTTTGCTAATTTTAAGCCATCATTATAAGTTTTTTCTTTATCAGCTTCTGGTTTTGCCTTTTCTTCTTTTAAACATTCTTCAGCAATAATCTCAAACTTATCAACACCTGGAATAACAGCTAAGCCGCCCCAAGTTCCATGAAGTTGTCCTAAAGAATCAATATGGTCAACAATTCCTTCTTTGCCATCATAAGAATTATCTTCGTCATTTAAGTGAATAATTCTAATTTTATCGCCTTTTTTGACTTCTTTTTTAGCATCTTTTTTGGCATCACTATCAGATGGGGTATCTGGAGCAACTTCATTTAAATTTTCTTCAACAACTGGCCCTTCAACTGCAGGAGCTTCTTCTTTATCAAATGGAATTTCAGTTGTCGCAGCAATTAGTTCATCGACATGTTCTTTTTCTTCATCTTCAATATGATCAATAGTATCTAAAATAGCGTCTTTATGTGTAATTGGAGTATCAAGAATTTCTTTCTTAGCTTCTTCATAGCCATTAATAGCTTCAATTTCATCAGATACTAAATCATTTAACCTTGTATGAACTTCAAGTTTAGCAGCTTCTGGATCAACTGGTAACTCATCATCTTCTTTAGCTTCTTTTAAGCTTTCATCAACTTCTTCATCTTCAACATCGCTAAGTCCGAGATATTTTAAAACTTCTTCACCATCAAACCAAAGAATATCGTTGATTTGTGTAGCAGTAATTCCATCTGGGTACATATCTTCAAGATAAGCTTCTAAGTCATCTAACTTATCAGCATCTCTAATTAAGTTGTAAGTATCAACAGCGCCAGACCACGGTCTATAGTCAGAGAAATCAGTAATAACTTTTAATTCTTCTTTTAGAGTTTCAACTTCTTTATCTAACTCTTTTATTTCATCTTCAGATAGATCTTCATTAATTTTAATATCAACTTTTTCACCTGCTAATGGTTTTTCAAGTGCAGGCTTTTCCATTTTGCAATCTAAAGGTTTTTCGTCTTCGCTATGTGCAATAACTTTATGATCAGTTTTGCAGTCAACTATTGCATTATCGGTGCCTTGTAAAACTTGGCCGCTTTCAATAGCTGGATGCTCTTCGTTAATATGTTCTTTTAATGATTCTTCTTCGATAGCTTTTTCATGCTTTCTAAGTTCATTTCCATCTACTGGCTTTTCTTTTATCTCTAATTTGCTTTCTTTTTTATGGCCTCTTGGATCATTGTAATCTAAACTAAATGGGTCGTTGTCAATTAGATCTAAATTGGTGCCTTGGTGAGAATGTAACTCTTGATCACATTTCTTACAGATATAGCCGTCTTCTGTTTTTATGCAGTCAACTTTTGGAAATAAATCAAAGCAGCATTTACATTCTACTTCATCTTCATGTTCTTCTAAGTCCTTAACGGCTTCTTTGATCTCAAGTTCTTCATTTTTACTTAAGTCTCTACTAAGATCATCATAATCAGTGGGATCTTTTGCATAGAAATCAGCTAATTCTTTATAGCATTTGTCATCTACATCAGTAATGTCTTCAATGTCAGATCTAGGGAAATCAATTTTAAATGGGTTATCATCAACTAAAATATCACTATCAACATGAATGCTTGCTGCAGCAGCTTCATAAATAACTTCTGTATTAATCGTATTACCGTCTTCGTCAACTTCATTCTTTTCAACACAGCAGTTAGGGCAGGTTCTTGCGAGTTCCATTGCTTCTGCCTCAGTTTCAAAACAGGTAGCTTCTGGGTTGTCTTCGCAGTATACACAATAAACAAATTTTGTCATTATACTTATTCTCCTTTAAATCGGGTTATCATATAATTTAGCAAATTTAATAAAATTATATTTATGATAGCGCTATTACTTGGCCTTTACCTCTGCTAAGCTTAAACAAGCACGGTATTCAGCTAATACTCAAACACTATAGGTAGCTTCAGAAGACGGTGAGTGTCTATCTAGAGTTACTTTTTGTTTAGTGTCTGTATTAGTTCAGCTTACTGCTGGTAAAGAGTCGGTTGAGCCGATTTGTACTACTATTGCAGATAATATTTTCATATCATTATTAGTATACTCATATGTTATATCTGCGCTTCTTTCACCTGCCTTAATTGTTACTGTTCTTATATCTAGTGCTGTGATATATCTAGCCGGAGGAGTAGTACCATTGTCAAGTCGATAAATTCCATACATATATGGATACTTAATAGGCAAAAACACTCCATCAGCGTGATTAACACTGCTAAATGCATAGCCAGAATATCCATTTGCAATTTTTAGTCATTGTGCAGTATCATTTGGAGTTGCCTTAAATCCAAGATCAGCTGCATAAATATTAGCTGACGAAACCATAAGAGCACCATTAGGTGTTCTATCATCTAAAGATACTTCTCTGCTTGGGTCTAAAACAAGCTTATCAGTATTATTATCAGTATATTTTAAGCCGTTGGTAGTAATCTCTAACTTTCCAATTAAACCGCCTGTAGCCTTAACTGTTCCAGTTATATTTACATTATTTGCATATACACTCCCATTAGTAGTTACACCAAAGTCATCACCAGCTGCAATTGTTCAAGTTCTTGTTTTTCCACTGCCGCTGCCTCCAACATCTGCCTCTGAGTTAATACCAGCAGCTGAAATCCAGATACCAGTGTCATCGCCAATATTATAGCCAGTAGTATGTAAATCGCCAGATACATTAATATCACCTTTAATATGTGCGTTATTTGCATAAAGGTCACCATTTGAGGCTACTCCAAAAGCATTTCCAGCTGTAAAAGCTCATTCTTTTTCAGTTCCAGCTGGTGATCCACCTATTGATGCTGTACTTTTATAACCTGTACTTACGAGTACAGATGGATTAGACCCAAAAGTTCCATTTGAAAGAGTTGAATCATCAACTTCAAATCCACCAATATTTACATCATAAGAGCCTGATGTTGGATCAATAGTATTTGCAATAAATACTGGCTTATTGCCATCATAAATAGAAATCTTTTTAGCAGTAATATCTAAAGCATTAATATAATTAGCAGTTAATTTGTTAGTAACTAATTCGCCTGAAACATCTACCCAGTCAGTGCCGTCTCATTGACTTAAAATGCCAGTTTCAAAGGCTTCAGTCGTCCCAATAACTATAGTATTATCGCTAATTAGTGTATCGATATTATCTGGACCAACCTTTACCATAGTATAACGTTGACCTGTTATTCCTTCTTTTCAATGAATTAATCTAACAGGGCTTTCGCCAGATTTAACTGCATAGTCGCCATTATCATCTGGGATTCTAAGTCATTTTCCTAGATAGTCGGATTTAGTATCTGGTGTTGATATTTGAGTATAGCCAGTATCAAACCAACAGTAGCCTTCTTGCATTGTTAAGCCATAAGTAGCGCTTCCACGCGTGCCAGCTGGATTTGTTTCACTGTAATAGTTTTTAGATTTTCCTTGAGCTAATTCATATACCCCGTCTAGTTCTTGTGCTTTTACTGGATCAGCAAAGCTGCGATGATTGATTGCTGGGGATACAGTTTGATCATCATCGCTGTAAATAGTTAAAACGCTTGTATAGTAGTTTCAGTTATCTATATATTCATGTGGCGTTGTGCTTCAGCCATAGCCTTTTACTGGACTATCAGCAGTAAGATCAATTATATTGCCACCAGCACTATTTCCATAAACATGGTTGTCTGGATTACTGCCGCCTTCAGGAGCATAGTCAGGCTTTTCAACATGAACAATATCTGGGTCAACCATAGCATAATAAATAGTTTGTGATTTAATACCAATGCCTTGTTCACCAGCAGCACCTGTAATATCTACTGGAGTGCTATAAGTAATTTTTGGTTGTAACTCACCATAGGAATCTATGTCATAGGCAATTGTTTGTATCGTTTCTCAAATATGATAATTGTTTTCCCACTTGTATACTTCATGCCAGCCGAGATCTGGTAGGTCTTCAGTATGAGTATTTTCTGCTGGAGCTGATGGGGCAGTAGAGCCAGCGGCTAATTTTTTATAAAATCTAGTTCTTGATTGTGGGTAGCCGCCAATTCTAACATTTTTTCCGTTAATAATAACTTGGCCATTTCTGTCAACCTCAAAAAGAGTGAGCTTGTTAGTTGGCCAACTGGTATTAGTTGCATCAATAGTCCATTTAGTATCTGTGAGATTCCAACCTAGACCAGTAGTTGTGCCATCATGTTCTTTGTCTACTTTAGCTTCAATATTTGCAGCATTTTGTTCAATAGAAGAGCGCATGCCATTTGCGTCTGTTATGATAGATCTGAATTGATTATTTGTAAAAGCGTCTAAATAAGTAACATCAGTATTAAGCTTATTTAAATTATTTGCAATACTAGAAAGGTTTGCATAAGGATTCATTGTATTAGGTAAATTTTTATCAGTATTAGTTGTTAACTTAGTATCAGCTGGTACTGTGGCTGTTTTTGATGCATTTAATGTTTCAGTATTTAAAACACCACGTGGGTCTGCTTTTTCTTTTTCAACACCTAAATAAAGTTTACCAATAACAACGGGAGTCTCCATTTGTCCGTCTTCAAAAGCAATTAAAACAACATCACCAACTTTATACCCATTATAGCTTCCTGGTGTATTCGAAATAACTGCAGTACTTATAATTTGATCATTTCCTGCAGTTTCAAAAAATGGTATACGCACTTGGCATGTATTGCCATTAAAGTCTATAGATGTGATAATACCTTTTGTTACCATATAGTTGCCTCCAAGACAATTTTATCATATAATTTAGCGAATAGATTTAATAAATTTATTTTTAAGCAAATAAAAAACAAGCTTTATTTAGCTTGTTTTTAGTCTATTGTTGCAAGAATACTTTGCAGTTCTTCAATCAAGGTATCTATAAACTGCTCTTTAGTAAATAAATTTGTTTCTTCTATAATTCCAGTTATTCCTTTACTTTGTGCATACTTTCCAGTAAGTCTATCAAAAATATCTTTTTCAGGAGCATATTGCATTGTAATAACAATATTTATAGATTTTCATCCACCACTAATTTTTTCTTCAGTCCCCATAAACTTTTTGCCATCAAATAGCATGTCATTATGATGAGTTGTTAATCTGTCTTTATTGACACCTAACTTAACTAGAGTATTATAAACTGCAGTAGAAGCAAGTGTATTCAGTATTTTATACTCAGCTTGTCCCCATTTTGAATTAACTTTTATTAGACCTGCTACTGGAACAGAATTTTTATTTAATAATAAATTATATCCTGTTTTATAAATATCTACTCCACCAATAAATGGAAGATTGAAGCTATAAATTCCATCAGTTTCTAATTTGCATAAGGTATTAGATTCAAGAGGCCTATTTCATCATATTGCTTCTTGATTATCTGCAACAACTATTTCTGATTCACCTTTATAAATACCTGTTTTTCGTCAATTAAATTGTGCATAAAGAATCTCAGGAATTTTATTTTCAGATGGCTTCATTATCAGTTTATGAATGTCGATTTTCATATAATTATATGTCCTTTACTTCATCTATTTTGCCAAAAATTTCGCATCTTTTAATAAACTCATATACTTCCCCTGTAGTCATATTTTTCTTTGGTAATCCAATTCTACCTTTTGCAATAAGTGTTGGCAATGAATCTTTTATATTAGGAAAAAATTCTGACATAATAGGAAATTCTTCATCAGTAAGTCCGCATTGTAAAGCATACCCATAACTATTAGATTCATCTATTATTTTTAAATATTCTTCTGCAGCACCATCTTTATAATACAATATTTCTGCTGTAAGATTGTGTTGTTCTATAAGTTGATTGTATTTATTTAGTATTAATTGATGATCTAATTTTTTTTCTTTATTTCTGGCTGTTTTATTTTTATATATAATATAATTTCCACTAGAATCAATTTTTAAATAATTTTTATTTGCTAATAATAACGCCATAAATTTCTCCTATGCATAAAAAATTATCCAATAGCCCTTAGCACCATTCTTACTGCCATTAGCACCGTTAGAACAACCACCACCACCTTTAGCTGCAGCAGTATCATTATAGGCACCAGGCCCAAATGAAGGCCCACCTGGTATACGTGCAGATGTATCAATAGTTACATGACTTTTTCTTGCAGGTATATTTTCAGTTTTATATGTAAATCTGCCATCATTAGAAGTGTCTTGTAAGAATTGAACTTTGTTTAAGCGCTCTTGAGTAAATGCATCATCCATACCTGTCTTTGTAGTAATACCTGGCGCTCCAGCTATCATTCCACAGTAAGTAAAATAGTCTGCATTATAGCTAGTTTCTCCACCTTCACCACCACTTGCAGTATTGGATCAGTGCCCAGCAGCACCGCCACCGCCACCTTTAGCAATAGCAATTGTTTGATCGCCTATTAATACAGTACTACTTAGTACAGTGTTACCACCATTATATCCATTATCACCTTTTTTTGGATATTTATGTTGAAGGCCTTCACGTCCTGCATCACGACCCCCCATACCGCCGGCTCCAACTAATATTGAAACAAAAGGCGTAATTGCTAAATTAATTACGCCTCAGATAGTTCCACCGCCACCACCGGAACTTCCAATGCACATAAATTGATCACTTGACTGGCCATTTTTTTCTGGATCATACCAGCTGTTTCCACCAGCTCCACCACCGCCGCCTACAAGCAGTATACCAAGTCTTTTTGGAAATTTAAGGCCTTTTTCTTTAAAATAATTTTTATCGAGATTTCCTAACCCTGTAATAAAAAGTATTTTATTATCGCCGCTGCCAATCACTCTAATTGCAGCATCATAGTCTCCTTGGCAAATAAAGGTATCATGATCTGGGTGGTTAGCTAAAATAACAGTGCCTTTTTCACAACCACTAATTACTTGTTTATTAGCTGAATAGTGGTAGCTTATATTATCTATAGTCTTACTAGTGGTAATTTCATTTGTATAACCATTTCTTTCAAATTTTTGAAAGTTATTAGTTTCATCACATTTTTCTGGGTCTAACTCAAAATCAGTAAAACCTTCTGTAATTGCAGGTATGCCACAATGATATGGCTCAAAATCTTTAAAAATAGATTCTGAATTTTCTACTTCTTCTCAAGTACCATCTTCTTTTTTAGCTCAATGCTCAAAAGTATAAAGATCTTTTTTCTCTTTTTCTTCAGCCATAGGATTACTCTCCTTTTAAGCTTTTAACTTCTTTTTTAAGTTCTTTAACTTCATTAAGTAATAAATATACTAATTTAGATTCATCAATACTTAAATAGCCGTCTAAATCTTCATAAACAATTTCCGGGCAGATTTCTTGAACATCTTGTGCAATAGCACCAATATATTTTTTATGCTCTACATCATTAATATATTCAAATTCTTTTACATCTAGATCTAAAATTGATTTTTTATTTTTATATGACTTGATATTTTGTTTTAATCGAATGTCAGAAGATGTACCATAGCTTTGAGCTACTATACTACCGCTTCCATTAACATTGATAAGTACTTTATTTCCAAAAGTAATTGATTTATCTGGATTAACTTCAATATTGCTATCAAAATACGCATCTCCACCAACAGCTAATTTATTTTTTATAGCAGTACCAAAAGTTCCGGCATAAAGAATACAATCTTTAGATAATATGCTTATAAGGCTACTTGCAGCAGCGTCATTTGGAATATCTAAGTTAGTATTATTACCACCAATAATAAGTTTTTGGTTAAAATAGGCAGTTCCACCAAGAGTAATGCCAGATGTTATTGAATTATTAGCAGGTTCAAATGCTGCAAAGGCATATGTTTTATTACTATCATTACGATAAACAGTAATAGGCCCAAGTGTATCAATACCAGTATTAAAACAAATAGCATTAGTATTATAAACTTTTTTTCGTTCGTCTAAATCATTATATTCTTTATTAGCTACAGAAACTCCAACGTTATTAGTAAGCTTTAAATTTTTTATAACTAAACTAGAAGCTCCAGCATTAATTTTATTAGCAGTTAATTTAAGAGCATTATTTGTAGCATCTTCTTCAATATATTTAGATTTTAATTTAGAAGCTATAAGGTTACCAGAAATATTTGTATTGCCGTCTAAAGTTATATTAGTTGCACCATCTGCAGTTTCTACCTTTAATTTGTTAGACTTGATATCTCCAGTAATAATTAAATTGCCATTTTTATCGAGTTTATTGTTGCCAGCCGCAAGATAATCAACATTAGTTCCATTTAAAATCATATTAGCTGCAGTTATTTGGTTGGTAATTGTAGCATTACGACCAATAGACAAATCACCATTAGATGTAATATTATCAGTAGCTATAATAGCTTTATTAGTTTTAATGCCATTTTCATCAACAGTAGTTGTAGCGTCAGATTTTGTAACTGTTAAAGTGTCTTTAATTTCAGTAGCTTTATCTACACTTAATTGGTCCTTAAGTGTAGTTTTTTTCATGACTTCTAATTCATCACCAGCTGTAATTTTTTCAGCTACTTCTAATGTTTTTGTAATTTCTGTCGGCTTTGTAATAGTTACTTGAGCATCTTCTTCAATGCCATTAGTTTTAATATTACCAATAATAGTTTCATTGCCATTAGTGTCTAATTTATAGATAGATTCACCAATTTTAAAGACTTGAATAGCAGCTTCTTGATCAGCAGTAGTAACTTCATCAACGTTTTCAATAATGCCTGTGCCAAGAATAACTTGATTATCAGCGCTGGATTCAAGCATATTACCTAATACTACAGCATAATCATTTTTAGCAAAAACTTTTTCACCAAAAGCAATAGAATGTTTACCATTGGCAGCATTTAAAAGTGCTTGATCATTATCTGTATAATAAGACCTAATTGAATATTTACCTTTACCAGCACTAATAATATCTTCAAGTCGTTTGGAGCCTTCACATAGCTTATATGTAGTAACTGTGTTATTGCCCATAGTTTCTTCATATGAATCAAAAACTTGTAAAATAGCGGTTGCGTCAGCAAGATTATTCACGTCATTGTCACCAGCAACACCTAAGAAGTTTTTAGTTGTGGTATCATCTAAAAGCTCTGGTGTGGTTTTTTCGAATGGAACAAGCTCCTTGTTTACAACTTTTATAGCTAAATATTTATAGCTAGACTTTTCATAATTCGCTAAATTTATTATTTCAAAATAATAGCCACCAATAATACATTTTAGTTCGTTTTCTGTATAAGAAATAATAAAGCTTTCTTTTTTCTCGCTTTGTTTTGAATAAATATTTGTAAAATTATATTCAGTAAAGCTACTTGCTTCTGGGTTTATTGGCTCATTATGAGCATCTTGCCCACGATAAGCGCATGGGAATATTTTTACATCATTACTTTTAAAATAGTTAGCCATATTTTAGTTCTCCTCATCAGTTAGTGTCATTTTTCAATCGACAATTATAGTAAAATTACCGTCTGTTGTATCAGGTACAGTTATATACTCTGCAGCATCTAATTTTATTTCCGCACAGATATCATCTTTAACACCTTCACCAGATACATTATTTGTATATAATCTTAATGTAGATATTGTGCCATGCTTTAGTGCCATATACGGAATTCTAAAGTGAAAATAAATCGAGCTTCCAGTAGAGGTTTCTTTAGCTTCTCATCTACTGGAATCGTATCTTACAAAAGAAGATAATCTAATAAGTGTTGTGCTATCTTCAGTAGCTGTTTCAGTTGTGCTATCTTTAGTAGTTGTGCTAGCATCAGTAGTTGTTCCAAAGCATGCAATCTTACTTGGATAAGAACTTCTTGCAGCTGCAAAATCTCCTAATAGACAATTGCTTAAAAAATTAAATAATCCTTTTCTACCGTTGTTATGAGTAACAGTACAAAGCTTTCTTTTATCATCCATAACTGCGATAGAAACTTCACCACGATAATTTATACTATTATTAATTTTAGCATGTTTTTCTTTCATTATTAATTACCTCCAGTAGCTTTTTTAATTTCCATATTCATAAGTACACCCTGACCTTCTTTTTCACTTGTAGTAGCATCATCAATAAGATTTTTACGATACTTAGTGAGTTCATCAGCTTTGAGTAATTTATTATAATAATAAGGATTTTCTTTACTAATAATGACCTCATTTTTAACACCAACTTTAGTTTCAACATTAGTAACTTTACTGATTTCTTTAACAAAATTGCAATAAATACCAGCAGGTAAAATATAAGTCATTAGATCAGATAATAAAGTTAAGTCAGATAGCTGAGTTGGTAGATATAATGTAATGCTTTCTTTAGGAGTAATTGAATAGCCTAAGGGCTGAGTTAAACCTTCAGCGTGTAAAAGGGCATTAGTTGCAATTATAATAGCATTTAAACTGCCCTTATTTTTTATAACTAACGGCAATACACTACAAATAGCTTCTAACTGCTTTGAATTGTAATGATGTTTTGGTTGAAAGCCAAGTGTAAAAGCTAATAAATTTAAAAGCTTTTCATCTTTATTTTTCCCACTTGGTAAATTATATAGTGTATCTGAATTTGTTTTTACTGAATTAAGAACAATATCAAATAATCTTCCAATAAATTGAAAGTCTCTTGATTTTTCATAATACACATTTGGAACTAAGTCTTGTAATCTAATCATTATATAATCCTCGAGGCTTTAGTTAATGTAATACCTTTATCTAAATGATCTGCATCAATTTCAGTTACAACAAATTTATTATTTTCATTGTTTGAATCATACCATGCTTCAGCTGAAAGTAAGTTCTCTTTTAATAATGGATTAAGATTAATTGCTCTATTATTATCGATTGGCATATTATAATAGAATTGATCTTCTACTGCGCCATCTTTTGTTGTCTGAACATTATTTCTAATATCTGTAAGTAGCTCATCTAAAGCACGTTGTTCAGAAATAACTTGATATTTTAAGTTTTCATTTATGTCTTTAACTAATGATAGTTCACCAAAAATAATTGTGCCTTTTTTAGCTGCATCTGCATAAACATTTAAGCTAGTAACTTGATGATTTAATCTAATTACTTGAATTCCAGGAACAAGCTCATATTCAGTAATAGCTTCTTCTGAACTGGTGCTATAATTATAACGTCTAATATCTGCTTCATTCTCACCAAGTACTTCAAGATGTGCTGGGGCATTGTATGTATAATAAACTACTTCGCTACTAAATTCAGCGCTATTACTAACTTTTTCATATCCTTCGTCAGTTTTAATATATAATTTTGATTTAAGGTTATCAAAATTAGCTTCTGTTACTGATATTTGTGTATATTTATACTTTTCATCAATATAATAGAACATAATTAACCCAGTGTCACCTTTAGGAATAGCAATATTTAATGTAAATGCTTTATTGCTGCTATCATAGTTAATATCTTGTTCAAGATTTACCTTAGTATATCTTGCATTATCAGTTTTATAGTTATTTAACATAAGACTAATATTGCTTTCTGATTCAGTAGGTGTAGATAAATCAGTAAGCTTAAGTTTTAGATTGCCAGAAATAGATTTATTATTTGAATTTTTTTGCACAACTATTGGTTCAAACTCATGATGTGCAATTTGACAATAATAATTTGAAAATACTGATAATGGATATACTTTACGGTCATTAGTTTTTTCATAATATACAACACCTGTCTCAAACTCATTCCCAGTAAATTCTACATAAGTTTTAGTTGTTATATTATAGGTATAGTAAGTTACATCTGGTTGTTTTTGAGTGTCTGTAGTTTTAATATAGTTATAACTACCATCTGACAGTGGTTTAAGTATATCAGGAGTACTTCCGTCTTCATAGACAATGGTGAATGAGTCACCACTATTTAATGGTTGTTCAATATCTGGGCCCATATTAAAATCTAAACGAGTTCTAACATATCATTTATAGCTAACAATGCTAATCTTAGGCAGAGTTTCATCAATACCTTTTTCTGCAATTCTATAAATAACATCATTGTTAGTTTGGTTAATTTCAACTTCTGTATTGCCTAAGGAATCTACATTAAGGTCCAATTTTTTAATAATATCACCCTCAGTTAATGAGATATATTGATTTTCAATAAAGGTTAAGTTAAAATCTTTAGTAAAATGATAGCTTGGTCCCCATGGAATGGCATCAATACCTTTTTCAATAATTGTTTGATAAGTAGCAACACCAAGTCTATTATTTTTTCTAATTTGTCTATCAATTTTTCTATCTGTACTATTTGGCATTAGCTCATTTTTGTCAATACCATCAATGGTTATAGTAGTGCCATTGCCATAATAACCTAAGTTTTGTTTTGCTTTATCAGTAAAGAAGATATACTCATTTTCTTTTAAAGTATATGAATTACTATTACTATCAAATTTAAAATAAGTTAATTCGTCTTCAGTATTATCATCATTTCTAATGAAGTATAAATAATAGATACTGCTACCATCTTTTGATGTACCATCATAAAGTGAGATAGTGGCAAGTTCTCTAATGCAAATTTGCTCATCAGCCCCTAAAGTAAACATGCCTGTTGGGTTATAGTTTTCAAAATTAAAGCCATCTTTTTTAGAAAATGAATGGTTACTATGATACAAGTCACTGTCCATAATTGGGAAGTTAGCTTTAATAATTGTACCTTCTTTATAGACTTTATTAATAACTTGCTTTTGTTCTTGATTGCTATCTTCAGATGTTTTTGAATCAGTGTAATTAATTAAAAGATACTCACCTTTTTTGAGCTGATATTCAGCATTTTTCATACCTTTATATACTAGATCTTTACCAAGGCCATCATATGTATACCAGTCAGCTTGGTCTATATCTTTACTTATAACTGTGCCGTCTTTATGGAGAATTGGTACATAATAATTTAAAATTGAGTTAGACTTCATTACGTCAGCTTGTATATATTTTGCTTTATTAATATCAACATATTTGCCGATATTTCTAGTTGCTAAAAAATTAAGACTAAGATATAAGCCAAGTGCAACTTCTTCTGTATCAGTTTCACTAACTTTACAAGTTTCTGTTATTCTTGCAATTCTATTGTGTAATGAGGCAAAAGTATTATTATTTAAAATAATATAATAGTATTCTTTTGTATTATCAATTCATGTATTTGTATAAATATATCTGGTCGTTGTATTATTATCAACTGTAACTGTTTCTTTATAAAACATTGCACCATAAGTATTTTGTATACTAATAAAAGTTTTTTGTGAAGCATTGTCAAGTGGTGTAAGTAAGTTAGGATTTTCATTAACAATAACTTCACCCCAATAAACATCATCAGAGTTTTTTGTAGCAAAAAAGTCAGATAAAGACATAAATGTTGCAGGTATTGCTGAATCATTTATTGAAGCAGCTGATTCAGATAAACGTAAGAAATAGTTTACATATGCAGGATAGGTATAACTTGTTTTAAAATTAGGTGTTCTAAATTGAATAACTTCATTCTTTCTTAATTTAAATCCATTTTTACCTAACTTATGCGGATTAAGCTTAAATTCAGAAGTTATTTTAGATATTGGCTTATCATTACCATAAATATTATTTTCATAGCCTTCAGTAGTATCGCCTGTTTCTGGATCTTTATTATAAGTATATTTCTTTTCTAAATAACTTGTAGCAAATTCAGTATCGTAGTTAAAAGCAGCAATACGTCCAGCTAAAACATTTCTTAAAACTAACTTATTATATAATTTTTTAAGATCAATTGATGCTTCAGCACGGTCTGATGCTAAACTTGCTAAATCATATTCATTATTATTAGCGAGCATAAACTTAGTAAGTGCAACAGGAGCAGAAAAATTGCTGATATCTTTAATTCTTGGGTCAGCAGTTTTAATTACTTCTTTAATAGTATCTTCTGGAATTTCTTCACCAAAGTCTAGCATTCTATTATTAAAGTTTTTATAAATTGCTGTTTTTATATTATTTAAAATATCAGCTTCCTCAGTATAGGTAACACGTTTTACTGTAGTAATATTTGCTTTTAACTGTATATAATTTTTAATACAGAAAATATCGTCTGATTGAGGTTTCACAATATTATGAGCAATTGTTTTATTAGCTTCAAGATCTACTAAAATTCTTTGGAAATTTTCGCCACTATATTTGAAAGTATTTTCATATTCACTTTTAGTATTTAAGTTATAAAGTGTTTTAAACGGGTATAAAATTAAGTCAAAATTATTTATTGTAGAATCAACATTATTAATAGGTCTTTTAATCGCTCTATTAGAATAGCAAATACCATAGTCATTAAATGAACATAAACAATATGAATTATTTATATCATCTCTAATATCTGAAACGATAGCATTAGAAACAAGAGGAGTGGTATCAGTGTCACTTCTTGTTAGCTGATAAATTTTATTCATATAATCACGACAAGTGACTAATGTATCAAATGTTCCAACTGTTTTCTTAAAGTTATTATAAGCAGCATTAAGAGTTTCTGGATCTGCACCATTTTTAGTTGCATTAGTATTGGTAATTAAAAAGTCTTCTGAAGTTAATGAGCTTATATTAGTATCTTCAGCAGTGCTCCAAATTGCAGGCACTTCTAACTTAGAAAGAGTGTTAGCTTTAATATTACCATTAACACCATTAGTTCTAATATATTTAATACGAATACCATCGCCAATAATTTGACTAATATCATCTGGAAATTGAATATATGGCAAATTATCTGCAGTGCTAATTCCAAATTTAAATACTTTTGCTTTTGGTAATTGGCTGTTTAAATTCATTACTTTTTGCCAGCTATCAGACTCACGAACAGTACCATTTACTTCATAAATATTATTAATAAAAATACCATTTTCAGCTATGTTATATTCAGGTAAATAATATCTATTATTATCATCTAAATGGACCATTGAGATAATATTGTCAGAATTAGTTTCGCATTCAACTAGAGTTCCTTCAATTACGGGGATTTGTCTTAATGGCTCTAAGTTAGTTAATGTAAATTCTTCTAGTGTTACATAGTTAATTTCTTCATCAACATCTTTTAAATTTACATATTTAGGAAAATAAATTTTATAGCTATCTAATTTACTTTTATCTTGTGGGTTATACGAAATATTAACATCACAAGTTGCCGCAATATAATGCTTCATTGGATAGCCCATCATTTCTGTGAGCTTTCTCATTGATTCAACTTGAGTAGCACTTGGCATAAAAGCTTCAAGTGTATTTTTATCAATATTATAATTTAGTTTATCGGCAATAGCAGTAAGTGCTTTTAAAAGTACAATACCAGGGTCTGATTCATTAGTAGCTTCAGGAGACCACCTGTCTGAAATCTTTGAAGCCAAGTCTAAAAGTTCATTATAAATTTGATAGTAGTCTTTTTTAGTTGGTGATAAAGAAACTTCATTTAATTCTTTATTATTTATCATATTTAAGTGTCTCCTTATTTACTTGTTTCTTCTTCATTAAATAATACTAATGAGTATGTATTTACAGTGTAGTCTATTTGATTTGTACCTGTAAATTCACAGTATAATTTTGCTTTTTCTCTATCTTGGAAAATTGTAATATCTTTTCTTTCAACATGAACTTGCGGAATAAATACAGCAAGTTGAGTATAAATCATATCAATAATTTGGTCTCTAAGCACATAGTTATTTTGTTCGAACATAAAATGTCTGAGCAAAAGACCAAAATATGGGTCGCCAATTAGTTCACCACGCTCACAATTTAATACTAATTTAGTATTTTGCATAGTGGCTTTATGGTGTTCGCTAGATTTTCAGACCCTTGTGCTGTTTGAATTAAACATATGCGGAAATTTAAGTGACCTCATTTAATAGCCTCACAGTCATATAATTTAGCAAATAAAAAATAGATTTATTAAATCTAAATCTATTTTTAAGTATTTAATTTTATTCAAATACGGGCGAGTTGTCACCATTTATTTTTACTAACTGTAATGTAGTTCTATAACCATTACTGTTGATTGAGTCTTTCTGTTGGGTAACTAAATACAGTCCTGAAGATATATGCTTTCTACCACCTGGAAAAATCACATTTAGTCTTAAATGTGTCATTAATATTGCTGGTCTTAGTAATCCTTGAACTGTAATAGAAGCTTTAATTGGGTATTTAGTTACTTTTGTCCATCAGGCAATGTCGGAGGCCTTAGTAATAAAGTTATTATTTTTAGACGATATTGTAGGTGCTCATACTTCTGTTCAATTACCATTACTATCTAATCTTTTTACATAGGGGTCTTGGTCTAAATTAGTAGAATAATCATATAATAATGAGTAATTTTCATCGTCTGTTACGGAAAATTGAGTTACAATAGTGCCAGTGTTTCCGAAGCCGATATCTATTTGGAAGGCATCAGATTTATCAGTTTTATAAGAGATACGTTCTATTTTAAAATATGCGCCAGATTCAACTGCACTATCACGATATTCATCATCAAATGTAGTATCGTCATGCATTGTTAAAACATAAATATCAGTGGCTGCATGCTGTGGTTTTGTAAAGCCTTCTGGAAGCATACAGCTTACTAAATATGTAATATAATCAATAGCTGAAATATTACGTTTAGATTCTACATATACTGCTTTATCGTCAGCTGGAATTAAGGCATCAATATTACTTTTATTCATTCCGGTAAATAAACTTTGTAAGCCATATTTTCCATTATTAAAAATATCTCTAATTTTATCACTTGGTCTAAAAGTTCCACCAGGGAATGTTCAGCTTCCGCCAGAGTTTAGAGCAGCACTAGATACAGCCTCAACAGTATATCTAATGACTCCTCCCTGTAAATCAAATTGTGATCTAATTTTTGTAATAATAGCTTCTTCATCACGGTAAATATATGTAGGCATACTCATATCACCATAGCTAAATACTATTTTACGAGTTTTGCTTACAGAGCTAAATACTTTTTCAAAAAAGTTAGGGTCATCTATTTGTGTAACTGGATAGTTGATTGACAATGAATATTGGTTCACTTGCCCATTAATTTTAGTAATATCTAAACTTTGAATATAATTTGGATATTGAACATTAAATTTTGTATAATACATTCCATCGTCATCAGTTTTAGCAATTTTTTGCCTGCTATAAATACCAAAAGTATATTTACCAATGGTTACTTTAATTCAAGGAACTTGGACTCTAGCAGCTGGTGATAATAATGACCTTCTTTCATCTTTAAATGCCATATTATCTTAAATCTCCAAATTCAATACTGCTAATAGCTGGAATTTTAATAATACTAAATCTATCACTTAACTTAATAAAAGCGTCTTGAATATCGTTAAAATAAGCAATAACCCACCAATATGTTGGATTATTATAATATTTTAATGCGAGTTTATCTAAGGTGTCATTTTGAGCAACTTTGTGTGCTACCCATGGAATATCTTTATTCATATTCTTACTTAGCCCATAAATTTCTCTTTCATCTCTTTTATTATAGTAATATGGGATACCTGTATATCGAGAAGTATAATCAAATTGTGTATATCTTTTTTTAGTTAAATCATCCATTTAATTAGTCCTCCTCAAGATTCATACCTTTTCTTAAACTTTTTACAACACCCCTAAAGCCGCCGTTTTTAAATACTTCAGTAGCATCATAAGGGTCAACTTCAGTTACTGTAATAGATAATTTAATTGAAGCATATTTTCCATTACTTAAAATTGGCTTTTCATAAGTAATAGCTATTGACCCAGTTACAATTCCTTTGATAAAAATTTCATTGCTAATTCTAATAGCAACAAGTGGAGGTTCAATAGCTTTGTTTTGAAGATTATAACGTGGTAAAGCAATAGATTGTAAGGCTTTAAGTAAGTTATCAACATAATCTTCACCTTCGCCTAGCTTTGAATTACTTACGCCAATATTTACATCATCCATTAAGTCTCTGTGCAATGGAAGCTCTATTTGGACTGTTCTAGGTCCAGAATTGCTATATGTATATACTGGAGCAGTTCTACCTAACGCATTTGTCTCTGCAAAGTTAGATTGCATGCCATCAGCAATAGTCTCAGGCCATGTAGGAAGCTTCCAAAATTGAAAGCCTTCATCTAAGTGTGAGATATAGATATAGTTATCTTCTAATATACTATTTGTTTTTGAAATAGGCATAGACTAATCCTCCCACTCTTTCTCATCGTAAATATTGATGCCAGAAATAGACTTAGTAATTTTTTTCTTTTTATTATTTGCATCTATAATAGTTTTTTCTACGTATGCATAGTTAGTTTCTGTAAATTTATCTACATAACCTAAAATATCATGTGGCATTTTTCCAGTTTCTTCACTGAGCTTCATAATATAATTATATAAATATACTTTTAATTTATCATCTCATAAGTAATCTGCAGTAATTCCAGAATCCTTGCCAGCTTGTCGTACAACCACGGTTTTAACCCTTTTAATGTTATCACCTAATGTATCTAATGGAGTAATAGCATTTCCAACTAAGTATTCAATTAATCTATCTGCAAAAGGATAGCTTTCACCTGAGTTAAAATATAATAATTGTAATGGTGTAATTAATTTTATATCATTTATATCTGCATCAAAATTTAAAATAGTTTTATTAAAAGTAATTTGTGGTATAGATATTTTGTTGGTGTCAGCATTAGTACTATCTTCTTCAGAGGTGGCTATTTTTGCATCATCTGCATATGAGCTAGTCATATTCGGCATTTGGCAGTCTCTATAATCACCTTCAAGAATAACAATAGCTGATTTATTTTGAGATGGTACTTTAATAAATAGTTTTAAGTCTTCTTCATGTTGGGCTAGCTCTAAGTTATGATTCGGGTCCAAATAAGGTAATAATTTTTCTGTTGGATCAAATAATTGTGGATTATTAAAGCTTAAGGTATTAAAGCAATAATAGGTATCTTTTATTATACTATTATAAGCTTCATCATATTGATATTGCCCATATAAGCCACAAAAAACTTCTACTGCTTCGTTACAGTCTATCGCAATAGTATATTTTTGGAAGAACTTAATCGGGATCATATAAATTTTATAATCTGTATTTTTAGTTTTAAAAACCGCCTTATAATCAGGTGTTACATCAAATGTAATATCAAGATTTGGACATGTTCTATTACTAAAGCAATTATATAATGGCATCAAATTAATATTAGAGTAGTCTCTGTGAAATCTTAAAAAGTCTCCAAGATATTCATGAGTGTATGAGTCATATACATTATTATTTATAACTAAATTTTTAGTGCCATTTTTAATCTTTAGATTATAAGCATAGCCAGCAGGCATAAATCTTTCTTCTTTGCCATGAAGCTTTTCATGTGGCTTTTCAAAAGCACCATGATATGGTTTCCAGTCATTATCAGAATATATAATATTAGTAGAAAGCTCTGAGCTATTACCTGATTCAGTTTTTTCTATGTAGGCAGTAGGAGCATAAATTTGTATTTTATTGTCCTTAATATATGGAATATACCTCATATGCTGAGGGTACTTATCAGCTTCATCCTGACTATATGTATCATAGTTACTTGCTTTTTGTCTGTATGAAGATACTAATATATCTTTTTCCGGCTTAATAATTAAATTTTTTGTTTTATTTATGTCAGTTTCAAATTCTTTTATTTTTTTATTATTAGCTTCTATTTGTTCAGCATCAGCTTCAGGATCTAAAGTTGCATTTATTCTTTTAAGCTCAGATATTTCTTCTTCTAATGCTTTAATTTCATCTTGTAAGACTAAATTATTTTTATAGTTATTTAAATAGTTTTCATGGAATTTTTCTTGTTCTTTTGTATATACTTTATATTTAGGTAAGTTAAAAGAATGAAGTAATTGTTTTACATAGCCAACTATAATATTTGTATCATTAAATTTAATCATACTTAAATCCTCCAGTTGTTATAAGCCACCAAAATTATCGCCAACAACATCAACACTTAATGTGTAGCTGCCATTTGCAATGTCTTGTAATAATTGATAGATATTAACAACTTCAGTATACACTTCGCTTAATTTTGTTTCGTTCGTAGTATCAACAGCTTCTGCTAATTGTGCTTGTGCTGAGTCATTAGCATCTGTCATTGTCTTACTTTGAATATCGCTGCCAGCAGTATTGCCAATTATAGCACCAGACTCAGAATAAGAAAGTCCAGCAGTTGTTGCTAAAGATGTTCCAGTACCTCTTGTAACATAGCTACCTTCTCTAACTTTTAAAGCATCAAGAATTCCTCTACCGGTAAATCCACCACCACCGCCAGCGGATATTATTTTGCCTATTCCACCTACTAAGCTAGCGCCAAGTGCTCCTGACATCATTAAATTGGCAAATGTTGTATTTAAATCAACACCAGTCCCAAAAACACTAAAAGATGGAATATTAATACCACCAACAGTATCTTGTAATAAAGAGCCTATTGAATATATAGCATATGAAGCGGGGTCATTTGCAATTCCAGCCGCCATTGTGTATTGAAAATTGCTAAATGCATTAGAAAGTAACTCACTAACACTAGCTCTTTGACGCATAGTACCTGCCATAGAATATAACCTGTTAATTGCATCATCATATGACAGTCCACTTCTTGCTACTGCACTTCTTGATCTTGAAAGGTTAACTGCAGCCTTTAAATCAGAAGCAGTCATTCCATAAACACTGGCAATTTGTTGCTGAATAACTTTACTTTCACCTGCTTGATCATATATTTTTGCTAAATAATCTACCATTGAATCTAATAATTGATTTGTGGTTTGACTATTTAAGCCATTATTTAGAATATCGGCAATATTAAGTCCAGCATTATTAGCGGCCATAATAACTAAATTACCTTGACCGCCTTGTGTAATACCTTCTAATTGACCAGCAGCTAATTTACCAAGGACACCACCTAAGCCACTAACTGCTTCTTGTGACATACCTGTTGAATATAATGAACCTAACCATTTTTGGATTTGATATTCAAAAGATAAGGCATTTTCACCAGTCATTAAAGACATAGCTTCTTCTAAGTTGCCTTTAATTGAATTGGCAATTTGGCCCATATATTCAGTAGTTTGATACATATTATTTAAGAAGGCAGTCAAAGCAGATTCCATACCTAAACGTCCAGCAGTTGTATCTTGCTGTTGAATACGAACTAACCTTAATAGGGTTGTATTAGTGGCTTCAAAAGTATTTGCAATTTTATCTTTCATTACATCTAATGCAGCTCTTTGTTCTACATTAAAAGCAATACCTTGACTAACCATTTGGTCTACTTTTTTAGCAATATCACTTTGCTTAAGAAATGGAGAAATGCCTGCAATTCCAGTTATACTTTTATTAATAGCATCTCAAGAACTGCCAGATCTAAGTCCCTGTAATCTAGTATCAATTCTACCTCTATAGCTTGCAATTTCTTCAATTGTTGATTTTAAGCCATAAGCATAGGCTCCCATAGCATTTGCAGCAGCACCAATAGCGCCTGAAATTTTTTCTGACCTTGTAGCTTCTCTTTTGCCAATTAAATTGCCTTGCGCATCATAAACATCTTTTTCACCAACTTGCTTAGCCATGCCTTTAATGGCATCAACTTTGCCTTGTAATGTTTTAGCATCTTTTAATTGGTTAGCTAAAGTTTGAGCTGCTTTTTGTTTTTCAGAAGCAGCTTGCTTCTTTTCTTCCTTTATTTTTTGTTGTGCTTCTTTTTTAGCCTGTTTATCTTTATAGGCTTTAACTGCATCAAGCTTCTTTTTTTCTTGCTCTTTTTCAGCAGCTAACTGTTTCTTAGTTAAGCCTGTTTTAGCTTTTAAAGCATCTTCATCTAGTTCTTCTAGCTTAGCATATCTTTCATTTAACTTAGCAAGTTGGTCAGCATGTTCTTTTTCATTAGCAGTAGAGCGTAAACGAGAATATTCATTGACTAATTCTTCTTGTTGCCTTTTTTGAATCCTTCCAAGGTTTTTTATATTATTAATATTTAATTTATTTAAGTCTTCAGTTGTGGCATAAATATCAGAATTATATTGTCGGAGTAGCTTTAAAAACTCAGAGTATGACTGAGCATTATCATCATTACCATAAATTTTTAAATCATTAATTGCCATAGCTTATCCTCCGGCTACTTTTTCTTTTTTATTGCCATTTGCTTTTGCATCGCTGCAATAGCTTTTTGCTGTTCTTTTTGTTTATCATTTATGCATTCTATTAGAAATAATCTTTCTTGATAACTTAAATCTAATACATCTGCATAACTTGTATTTGTTTGATCACTTATGTATCAGCACTCCTTTACTATTTCTTTGTATCTTGCTGGTCCATATGGTGTTCCATCCCTAGATGTTTGTGGGTCTAAAAAACTCTGGTCCAAAGCGAAAGGATGTTAATACCTCTCCCCCACAATTTGGGCAGTCAACAACTAATTTACTATTAATTCCGACACAAGCATTTAAAGCATCGAGATTATTAATAATTTTAATTAAGTCCATTGCTGGTAAGTTATTAATATATGTTTCTAACTTTTCTGGTGGAAGCTTATCACCATTAACTTCATCAATAACATTTTTTAATAAGAATAGAATATCAAAATCTATATCTGTAGATTTAAATTTTCTTTTTGCTTCTTTTGTTTGTAATTCAATATCATCGAGCATTCTTGGGGTCTGAAATCTAATTTTAATGCTATCACCAGACTTTGGAAGCGTGAAGCTCCTTAATGATTCAAATTTTTCTTCATCAAAATCTGTAATTTCTAGTTGCTCAAGATCTGCATCGCTTTCAAATGGAGTACCACAATGTGGGCAAGCTAACCCCATTTTATATTTAGGTCCATAAGTAACAATTCTTAATTTATGTAATAAGAATTCATAATCACCAAGCGCCATGTCATAAACATGAATAGCTGGTTTTTCAATCATACAGCCCTCAATAATATCAGCTAATTTTTTAAATTGAGTTGATGAGGGTGAGAGTCTTTTCATCTCGTCTCTTGCAGACATGCTTCGCAATTCAACATGTGGATTTACAGCTACGCCATAAATTTTACCTTTTGATGGTAGCTCATAGCCTTCTGCAATAGTATAGTTTGTTTGTCGTCTTTCTTCTGCCATTTGTTTTTCTCCTTTACTGTTTAAATTATGGTCTACGTTCTTCAAAATGTTGTTCGAGAATTTCGCGTATTAAAGCTGAAACAGTTATGCCACGGCTTTTTGCTTGCATTTTTAAACGAGCCTTTAATGGCTTAGTTGTTTCAAATGTTTGCATGATTTTGTCGCTTCTATCTACTTTTCGTCTTCCCATAATTATTTTCCTTTCATAACTATTGGCGTTTGTTATCATATAATTTAGCAAATAGATTTAATAAATTTATTTTTTATGCAAAATAAAAAGCACCCTATTTAGAGTGCTTTATAAACTTTTTAATTTATTAAATAGCGTCGTGTTGTGTATACATCATTGAACGGTCAAATGAGATAGCAACAGTTAATTGTCTTTTATCTGGGTCGCCTTCTCTATCAAATGCAGCTTCATCAATACCTGTAACAAAACAACCGTCAAGAATCCAGTATCTAATTAATTTGTAATCAGCGGTATATTCAAGTAATGTAGCTGTTTTTTTATAGTCAGCCATACGACCTGTTTTACGAGTATGTGGATCATAAGCAAGATATAACCAAGAATAAAGCATATCTTTAATATGTAATCCTACAACATCATCTACAACAATTTCACCATCACTGAATTCAGGTTTTCCAGCCATTTTTACAACGTCATTACCACGCGTATAAACGATTGGGCTGCTTAATTTAAAGTTTGGAACGTTTGCTTTAACTACATTTAATCTTAAATAATCAGATACTAATTGTCCATTATATAAGTCAGCAGAATTTGGCTCACCTGTGCTGGTGTCAAAATCTGGGTGAACAAGATTATTTAATTGGTCTGGAGCAACTTGGAATACAAAGAAGTTACTTCTAGCTGCTTCATATTGATTAATATTACTTGTAATATGAGTAGTATTTAAACTTTGATCAATAATTTCTGGCATAATTTATTTCTCCTTCTATTAGTTTGCTTCAGACTCGTCTGCTTCAATATTCAAGCCTTCAACATTATCTTCAAGATAAATACTAATATCAAAGTCTTCAACAGCTTCAATTGGAACAATTCTAATAATTGCTTTTAAAGCAGCTTTTTCTGTTGTTTCAACTTTTGAAAGTCTGTATCCAGCAATACCTTGATCGCCTTTCATTCTTTCAAGTGTTGGTCTAATTGCATTAACAAAGTTAATCCAAAGAACATCACTATTAGGATCGAAAGTGAAACGTCTTGAGGCTTCTCAAATAACTTGCTTTAAGGTTGTGCAAAGTTGTCTAATATTTAAGAAATGGCTGAATTTTAGTCCATTCTTATCTAATGGAGCAGCAGTTCTATTTCCCCAAAGATAATAGCTGCCGCGTTCATTTAAAATTAAGTTAATAGCTTTACCATTATCGCCAATATATGAATTTGGTTCTCTTGGAGCTAAAGTATTAATCATTAAATCACCAAAATTGTAAGTAGTATATTTAATTGTTTTATTTGCAACACCTCTTGTATAACCAGCAGGAGCATACCATTCAGCATAATTTTCTTGAGATTTTGCAGCACATAATAAGTAGTGTAATGAGCAAGGAAGAGCAATATCATTAGCTCCATATACTTCATCTTCATTTTCTACATATACAACTCGTGGAGCAAAAATTGCACAGTTTTTATCAACGTCAATAAGTTTAGTTTGATCACCAAATGCAGTTGCAAGTTCTTTAGGGGTTGCATAAGAAGCTTCTAATTTGCTTTCATCAATATCAACTAATGCGATGCAATCACCTCTACCACTGCTTCCTGGTAATAGAGTATCTGCATCAGCTAGAGTAGTTTTATTGTTAAAATCAACGACATTAGCCATTAATTTATATACATTATAATCATAACAACCACCAGTTGTTAAATAACGAATACGATAAGTGGCTTTATCTTTTAAGGGTTCCCAAAAATCAGCTTCACTCAATTGTTCTAAAGCAGTTTTATTTGAATCTAAAACTCTATAAAATACAGGATAACCAGCTTTTAATAATTCATATGTAATCTTATTACCAAGATGACGTTCTTGTTGGTCTTTAGAAGAACCTTCATTGCCAACTAATACTTTAACAACATTTACTAATGTAGCAGGATCAGCATCACCATCAACGTAGTCGGCAATTAATGCTGCTTTTTCATATTTTTTAAGGCTGTAATAAGTAGTAGTCTTAACTTGGGTAGCTTCATCAGTTACAGTAATAGAAACTTTTAGCTTCTTATCATTTTCCCAGTCTTCTGGTTCTGTTTCACCAAGGCTGGTTATTTCATAGTAATTATATTTTGTGGTATCATATAAAACTATTTCAGAGCGGGTTAATGCACAAAGATATGCACTTGTGTCAGTGTCTGGTAAACTTTTATTTATTTTAACTAAAGTAGCTTCTTTAGCTTCTACAATTTCATCATTAGTATTTTTCTTACCGATATAATGTAAAAATGCATCTAATGAATTTAATTTATAAATATTAGTGCCATTAAAATAAATACCTTCTTTTTTTGCTTCTTCAATTAGCTCATCCCTTGTATACGTTTTGCCGCCCTCTTCAATAGAATCATTGGCAAAACCAGGAACAAATACAGCAAAATTAGCCGGTAAAGTTAAGACACTTTTTGATTTGTCATATTCTCTGGTAATACTTTTTGGCATATGTATAATCTCCTCATTACATAATAATCTAATTCGATCAATTAATTTAGCAAATAAATTATATAACTATTTTTTAAAACTAATTGGTAATACATCAGTTTCTTCAGGTTCAGCATATAAGTCTCTTGCGACTTCTAATACTGAGTATAGCTTTGGATCTAGCATTTCATCTTCATCTATAAATATTTTTCAATTTTGTCTATAAGGTAAGTTATATAAGAATGCATCCAAAATCTCTAGTTGAATAGTTCATCTAGTAAATTGTCCAACAAACAGTCTCTGTGGAATATCGCTTGTGTCAGCAACATTACTTAATACTTTAATATTTGCAATTTGAGTAACTTCTTGGCCATTATAAGGAATTATAATCTTGATAACTGGGTTATTTATTAGCTTAAACAAATATTCTCTTACATACTGCTCTGCTTCGAACTGTGTTTTTGCAAATATATCTAATTGATATTGTAATTTAACTGGAATAACATTCATTTGAAGAGTTTTTTCATCTGTTTGATTAAGTTTTAAGCCATCAAATGAACGAGGGTTTTTAACATTTAATAACAGCTCTATTTCATTGTTTCTTGATAATGCAATAAATGGTAATTGTAAATGTTTATCTCCGCTGTCATCTGCCTTAAGCTCTATTAATCGTTTAGTATCATCTGGTTTTAATACTCTAAGCTGCAAATTTGTAGGAGTTCATTTCATTAGCTTACCAGCAAGAGCATCATCATAATATTCAAATGCCATAAATTTACTCCTTTCGTAAAAATGCTTTTTTTAATATATCGCTTCCTGGAATAAAGTCAGTTCCATAAGTTATTAGTGCAGCCATATCATCATCTTGTTTGTTTCTAAAAATTACTATAGCTGTTCTATCTAGATCATGGTATATTTTACAATGTTTAATTAAGTCTATTGCTATCATTTTTAAGTCTTTTTTGTAGTTGGTTAATAAATATTGATTAAGACGATATTCTTTCGGCGATATTTTGTATTTAGTTACAATAGCTACAGCATCTCTTATCATAGACATTCTATAAAAGCTAGTTGTAGCAAATGGGTGGTTACTTGTAAATCTCATAACTATTTAAATGATACTTTTGTATCTTCTTTTCCATTAATACCATTTTCATAAGCAGTTAATATAGCAATAATTTGGTTTTTTGTCATATTGTTACCAAAGTTGAGTATTTGTTTTTTATATTTAACTCTATCAGTTGGAGCTACTGTTATTTCAGCAAGTTTAGGATAATCTTTTAAGATTTGTTCTTCTACTTCTGGAACTAAAAATTGTTCAATCATTACTAAAATTCATTGCCCAATTTGCATTTTATTGCTAGCATTTGCTTTTGGCATTTTAGCTACTAATGCTTTTACAGCATCATCAGTAAAAGCTTTATTGCTAATGTTTGTAATTTCAGGGTCTAAAATTTTAGCTATTGCTTGTAGCTCTACAAGACTACGTAATGATGTCGTTTCAACAGCACTGGCACTATATGGCATAATTTTTTTATTAGTATCTGTACTTAATAGCTCTTCATCTGTAAAAGGTAAAGTATTAAATAAAAGTAATCAAGCAATTTGATTTCTAGATTTATCATTATGATCTAAATGTGAAATAATAGCTTTAAATTTTTTTCTCCTGTCTGCATCAGTAATATTATCTATGTCAATAGAAAATAATGTGTTTGGATCAAGTTTAGAAGTACTATAAATTTCATTAAAATAATTAAAATAGTCAGTAATTTCTTTAGCGGATTTAGTGTATAAATCCCTGCAATCTAAAATATTTATTTTATCACCAATAGTGCCTTTTAACATCTCTTGGCTCAATTTTCCAGTTGCAACGGCGTTATGGATAGTAGTATAAATACTTCCACCAATTGGATAATTTTTCTCTATTATATATTTTTTAACAAAAGAAATAAATGGGTTAGTTTTTTCAGAAAATCCAAGTTTTTCACATTGATTTCTAAATGGGTCACCTAAAGCAAGTATTTTACCGCTATTACTTCCTCAAGCTTTTTCATAATAAGAATCTCAAAAAGAATCCTTATCTTTTGCTTTCGCAAAACGATCACCCCAATTAATAGTATTAGTTCTGTCTGTATCTAAAGTAATACCAGAAGCATCTATTATTTTTCTTGTTAAGTTAGAAAAATTAAGTATATTTTGACGTTGCTCACTTAAACTTTTACCAGCATTAAAATCGCTTACTATAGTTGTAACAACTTCCATGATTTTATCTGCATTTGCTAATGTTGCAAATTTATCAGCTCCACCAACCTTTGGTATAAATTGTTTTAAGTTATGAGCATCTATAAGTGCATCTTCAGCAATAGTAACTAAATATTTTGAAACATTGCTATCATCATTCTTTTTTTGAGCTAGTTTATTAACTATATCTGTTATTTTAGCTACATTTTCTTTAATTTTTAATACTGTTTCTTTACTTATATCATCTGATGCTGCTAATATTTTAATTTGGCGTAAATAATCTTTTACCGTTGCACCGTCTACTCCTGTATCTTTATTGGCGACACTTGTTGTATCTAATAATGATTCAACTTTTTGAATTACTTCTTTTGTGGTGCCTTTAATTCTTGCTATATCAGTAGACCTTAAAGTTTGGTCCGCTAATTTATTTATAGCTTTTTGAAAAATACTATTTGACTTATTATTTATAGTATTATTTAATGCAGATAGCTCTTGCTTAATAGTAGCTATATTTTTAGTGTCAGTTGAACTTTCTTTACTTTCTGTATTAGACTCCGCATAATTAGATAAAAGTTTATTAAGACTTTCTAATTCAGCTACTATCGTACTAGCATCTTCATTTAAAATAAAACGTTCGGACAAAATATACTTAATATTTTCTTCTAAAATATATTTCATTAGTCGTCCTCCTCATTATCTAAAAGAAGTGTAGTAGTTTGTTGACTAAAGTCATTATGAATAGCTGGTTCATCAATATCTTCATATTCTGGAGCAATTTCACAAGCAATAGAAGCAGGATAAACCATGATATTCTGCATAGAAATAACACGGAATACTCTACCTTTTGCATTATCAATCCCGCTTGGTATGGTAAATAAAGCGCCAACTTCTAAATGTGGCAAATCATAAGGAACATGAATAATTGAGCTGTTTTCTTGAAGCTCTGCAACCCAACCCATCTTTTTAAGTGTTTTTTGGTCCGGGTGTTCTTGGAAAATGCAACCAACTACTTCTGGTGCATAATAATCTGCTTCTAAGTCGCCGTGCTTGTCAAAATGTTTTCCAGGAAGCGGCGCTCTATATATGCAGTTAATTCCAAGTAAGCGCACAAGTTCTTTAAAGTATTGTCTATGCAGCTTTATATCTTTATTTAAAAGCAATCCGTATTTATTTATATCTTCCATACTAAATAATTTAGCAATTAATTTTTAAACCTATTATCAGTTTTATACTTGTAGGCTCTAGTATGACCAAGTGCTAAAATTTAATCTGTAGCTAATAAAAAAACCGGAATTTAACCGGTTTTTTTATTATTTTAAGCCTTCAACTAAGGTTTCATTGATTTTATACTTATAACCAAAGCTTTCGGTAATAAGCATTTTTGATTCATTAATTGAGCAATTTAATGTGAAGGCTTTATTATCTGAGAAGTCTTTATTAATGCCTTCAAAGAATAATTTACCATCACCATAATTTGGTAAGAATTCAAACATGGTTAATTTTTCTTTTCCACTATTGAATGAAATTTTACCTTCTATTAATAATTTGTTTTCTTTTAATGTGCAGCCGACTGTTTCGTAGCTTTTAACATTTGAGTAAACTTCTTTTAGAAATTCATTAATATGCTTATTTAATGAGCACTCATCTAAATCATCAATATCATCTTCAGTGAATTTTTTCGCTTCATCGAAATAGCTTTTTACTTCTGCATCGGAAATTGGTTTTTGAAATTCTTCACTATCTAATAGCTTGTCTAAACCAGCTTCATTTGCTTCAGTTAGTCCTTCATTAGTTCCCCAAGAAGCAATAATAGAATCAATTTCTGAGCTTGCATCTTCATTAAGAGTTAAATTTTCAGAACCATTTTCAGTTTCGTTTTCACTTGGAGCTTCTTTTGATTTATTTAAACTTTCACTACATTTTTCCTTATCGCAGTATTCGCCTGCCTTAATAAGTTTTCCATTTAAATCATAAACTTTATATTTAAATTCTTTAACTTCACTTTCTTCTATTTCATCTAAATGCTTAA